CTGAAGGCAAAATCAGAGTCATTATCCTTAAAGCAAGACAGCAAGGTCTGTCTACTTACACAGGCGGTTATCTGTACTACTCAGTTAGCCAACGCCCTGCGTGTAAAGGCATGGTTATTACACATCATGCCGACTCTACTCGTGCACTGTTCGATATGACAAAGCGTTTCCATGAGCATTGTCCAGATATTTTAAAACCTCACACCAAATACAGTTCAAGAAGGGAGATGAATTTTGATGTTCTCGACTCAAGTTATGTGGTTGCGACAGCAGGTGGTGAAAGCATTGGTCGCGGTGAAACACTTACTCATGTCCACGCTTCCGAACTCGCGTTTTGGCAAAAAAGTACAGCACTGGATAACTGGAATGGCCTCACACAAGCTGTTCCAAACACTAAAGGCACAGCCATTTTTGTGGAAAGCACTGCAAATGGTGTCAATGGCATTTTCTATGATCTATGGCGTGGTGCGGTGGATGGTACGAATGGTTATGTGCCTGTGTTTATTCCTTGGTTCACTGATCCAGATTATCGGGAAGAAGTTAGTCAAAACTTTGAAAGAACGCCAGAAGAAGAAGAGTTAGCTGAGAAGTTTGATCTCGATAATGAACAGTTAATGTTTAGGCGTAAGAAGATCGCTCAGAATGGTATCGACTTATTCAGGCAAGAGTATCCCAGCGAACCAGACGAAGCATTTTTGACTACTGGTCGCCCAGTGTTCAACCCAGACCAACTGGTTAAAAACCTAGAAACAACTAGAGACCTAGAGTCTCGAATGTCCCTAGAGAATAACGAGTGGAATCCTAACCATCGTGGCGAACTGTTTACATGGAGACCCCATGTCGAGGGCGAGTCTTACTACATTGGTGCTGACTGCTCAATGGGTGTTCGTGGCGGTGACTATTCGGTAGCCCAAGTATTAGATTCCAAGAAACGACAGGTCGCCTGTTTCCGCGCTCATGTCCACCCAGATTATTTTGCTGAAGTACTCTACAACCTCGGCATGTACTACAACGAAGCCCTTATCTGTGTCGAGAACAACTCTCACGGCATATTGACCTGTACTCGCCTTGGTAAAGACATGATGTATCCAAATTTTTACACAGAGATACAGCACGACAAAGTGACAGATAGAGAGACAGTTAAACTGGGCTTTTCCACCACAGCAAAAACAAAACCCCTCGTCATCGACAAACTCAGAGCCTCAATGAGAGACAACGAGTTGGAACTAAATGACAAAGTAACGATTAGAGAAATGTTGACTTACATCGTCACAGAATCTGGCGCGATGCAAGCTGAGAACGGATGTTTTGATGATTGTGTGATGTCCCTCGCATTAGCAAATTACATCCACGAGGGTGCATGGACACCAATAGCGGTTGATGACTCTTATTACATTGAGATGGTATAAAAATGGCAAAAAAAGACTTGAAGAAGTTGTCCGACAGCAACATCGTAACGATGGTTGACAATTGCGTAGGACTATCTGTCGGATACGCAGACTCAGAATTAAGTACTGAGCGCGAAAAAGTCATGGAGTACTACAACGGAGATTTGCCCAAGCCTGTGCATGATGGCAACTCCAAGTACATATCTATGGATGTCTATGATTCAGTAGAGTCTATGAAAGCGCAGTTACTAGAAACCTTTGGCAATAGAAACAAAACAGCTAAGTTTGCACCCCAGAATGCAGACGATGTAGAAAAAGCCAAAATCTGCTCAGAGTACACCGACTATGTTATTCACCGCCAAAACAACATCAGTGAGATTTACACCAGCATTATTCACGATGGTCTTATCGCTAGGAATGGTATTGCTAAGGTTTTCTGGGAAGAAAGCACACACATAGATTACGAAGATTTTGAAGATATTACTGAAGAAGAACTCGACATGCTTTTGGCACAAGACGAAGTCGAACTTGTAGAGAGCGAGACCGATGATCTTGGTTTAATATCGGGCACTATCAGCATCGAAAGCGACACTAGCCAAGTGGTTATTGAGCCATTAGCCCCCGAAGAATTTTTAATTGAATCACAGGCCAAAAGTTTAGATTCAGTCAACTTCTGTGCCCATCGCTCTAAAAAGACAATGTCTGAACTTAGGGATGAAGGTTATTCAGAAAAGCTACTGAAAAAGATTGGCGAACACTCAGATGTTGAGCTGGAGACAGACCCAGAAATATTAAGCCGATTCCAAACTATCGGCACTCGTGATTTAGGCAGTAAGAACTATCAAGACCAAGTACGCAGTGTCATGGTAATCGAAGCCTATATCATGCTAGATGTTGAGGGGTCGGGCATTGCGGAACTGTACAAAGTCATCAAAGCTGGAAATGTTCTATTACACAAAGAACCTGCACCCAGAAGACCCTTCATAGACTTTTGCCCAATCCCGATCCCTCACTCATTCTATGGGCAGAACTACGCACAGAAAGTTATCCCAACTCAAAATGCTAGAAGCGTATTGACACGTTCTATTCTCGATCACGCCATGATCACTAACAACCCTCGCTACGAAGTGTTGAAAGGTGGCTTGAGTAATCCCAAAGAACTGACCGACTCGCGCATTGGCGGCATCATTAACACCACAAGACCCGATGCCATCAAACCGATGCTACAAGCACCGCTCAACCCCTTCACCTTCCAGACTATCCAGATGTTGGATGAAGACAAGGAAGACACAACTGGTGTCTCTAGAATCTCTACAGGTCTAAACAAGGATGCTGTGAGCAAACAAAACTCCGCAGCAATGGTCGAGCAGCTTACGAGTATGTCTCAAGTAAGACAGAAAGTAATTGCCAGAAACTTTGCTGAACAGTTTGTTAAGCCTCTGTATCAAATGGTCTATCAGTTAGTCTGCGAAAATGAAGACAAAGAGCGCATCATTGAACTGGCTGGCGAATACTATGCCTGTGATCCACGGCAGTGGCGAGAGAAACGTGATGTCGTCATTGAGATATCACTTGGCTATGGTGAGCAAGAGAAAGAGTCACAGAAGTATATGGCAATGCATCAGCTATTTTCTGCTGATCCTAATTTGTCAAAAATGTACTTGCCACAAAACCAGTACGAACTGATGACAAGGACTCTGGAACTGAACGGCATCAAAGATGTTGGCTCACTGCTAACCAACCCTTCTGACCTACCACAAGAACAGCCAGACCCTGCTGCTGAACTGCAAATGCAAATGATGCAGAAGCAACTTGAAGTTCAAGAGCGACAAACTGCACTGGCTGAAATGAAAGCACAGATGTCTGCTGAAATCGACAGAATAAAGCTACAGCTTGAGCAGGCCAAGATTGAGAATCAACACGCCATTCAGTCTGACAATTTAGACTTGAAAGAAGAGCAGCTGGCTCACAAGAAAACTATCGACAATGCTGAGTTGCTACTGGCACAACGTGCTGATGAAATTACCGCCATTGCAAGTCCGAATGGCTAAACCCTAGTCTTTTAAGGAGAGACTGTATGACCGAAGAAGAAACTTTAATTGCCAAAGGAGAAGATGCAGAGGCATTACTTAGCCACCCTGCATTCGACTCTGCAATCCAAAGTATGGTAGAGACCTGCTTTCAAACTTTTGCTATGTCTAAATATGAAGACAAAGAAGCGAGAGAGTCTGCCTACTACCAATACATCGCTGTCACTGGATTAGTTAATACTCTAAAACAAGATATTGCTGTCCGTGATGAAATCAAATCTAAAACTTAGGAAGGAGGAATAGACCATGTCATTCGATAACGTCAATCAAAATTCCGATACTCCACTGGCATCAGTTGATGATGCTGCCGAAGCCATCCTTGAAACATGGGAAGACGCTGATGAAGATCAGCCATCTGAAGATAGTCAAGAGGCAACAGAGGAAGCTACTGACGAGACTGAAGTAGAAGACTCTGATGAAACTGAAGATGAAGAAACCGAAGAAGAAACTGAAGAGGACTTAGAAGACCTTGATGAAGAGGAAGAATCTGAGACCGATGATGAAGACGAAGAAGATGATTCTGAAGACGAGACCGATGATGATGAAGAACAGGTCGAAATCGATGATGAAACTGTGGTCGATATCGTGGTCGATGGAGAAACCAAACAAGCATCTATCAAAGACCTCAAAAGACTCTACGGACAAGAAGCATCTTTAACTCGTAAGTCTCAAGAAACATCATCCCAACGAAAGTTAGCTGATGAGCAACTGCAACGAGCCGATGCATCATTACAGGCAATGCTTAGTCGCGCCCAAGATCGGTGGAAGCCGTACTCTGAGTTAGACATGCTAGTCGCTAGTAAGCAGATGAACTCTGATGATTTCGCTGCATTACGAGCCGAAGCAAAGCAAGCTGAAGATGATCTCAAGTTCTTGAGTGAAGAAGCTGATGCATTCTATGATTTCGTTAAAAAGCAAAATGCCGATCAAAAACAGGCACAAGCTAAAGAGTGTGTGAAAGTTCTACAGAAGGAATTACCAGAGTGGAACAATCAACTCTATAACGACATCAGAATGTATGCTGTATCACAAGGTCTGCCCGAAGATAACGTCAACCAAATTACTGATCCTAATGCGATCATGTTGCTTAACAAAGCAAGACTGTTTGACCAAACCAAGAAGGTGGCTACTGTGAAAAAAGCTAAAGCATCCAAGAAAGTATTGAGGTCTAAAAAAGCACCGCCAAGTAAAGCTGAGATAAGGGCATCCAAAAACCAAAAGGTTATGGATAAACTTAGAGCAGACAGTGGTGATCTCGACAATATTGCAGAAGCGATTATGGCTAACTGGGAATGATGATTTGACTATTAACTTTTTTTAAAAGGAAAATCTCATGTCTACATTAGTAAGTTACGCAACTGTGGGATTGGCTGAAGACGTATCTCAGACCATTGCGAACATTAGTCCCACATCCGTGCCCTTCACTTCTTCTATCAAAACTGAAAAAGTAAGCGCACGCACATTTGAGTGGCTAGAAGACTCCATTAGGAGTTCGCAGGTCAATGCTCTTATCGAGGGAGCAGACGCTGCAACAACAGCCATAGGGCAACCTACTACACGCAGTAACACTACTCAGATCATCGGTGAAGCATTTAAAGTTGCTGCAACTGTTGATGCCGTTAAGACTCATGGTCGTGCGAAAGAAACTGCTTACGCATTGGCTAAGACTCTGAAGGCTCTAAAGTTAGACCTTGAACGTGCCTTTGTGGGTGTCGATCAGGCATCTGTAACTGGTTCAGCTTCTGCTGCGCGTAAGATGGCTTCTGCATCACAAATGATATCCACAACTGTTGATGCAGGTTCTAACGCAACTGATGCACTGACTGAAGCGAAAGTTTTGGAATTGCACCAAGATTGCTACGAAAATGGTTCTGAGCCTTCAATCCTCATGGTTAAACCTGCCGATAGTTCTATCATTGCTGGGTTTGCTACGGCTGCGAATCGCCAGCGCGATTTCGGTTCTAGCAAAGAACTAACCAACGCGATTGAAGTTTTGGTCACGCCTTTCGGTACTTTGAAAGTAATGATCAACCGCAACCAACTAAGCACTCACGCTTTCATGTATGACCCATCCATGTTTAAGCAATGTGTGCTTCGTCCGTTCACTAGAACTTTGCTTGCTAAGAATGGCGATGCCGACACGCATTTTGTAGTCGGTGAAGTCAGCTTGAAGCACAGCAATTTTGGTGATTCTGGAATGATTACTGGTCTTTCTTGATCGGTAAGTAACTAGCTACAGTCGAGTCACCGCTTTCGGTTTCCGCTCTCCTTACGAGGGCGGTGGCTTCGGCTGTGCTTTTATTTTTTGAAGGAGAACCAAGAAGTGTCAAAAGATAAAATTAATGATGTACAAACGAGCATGGTTCAAGACAACGATGACAACAACATCACTATCCAGAGTTCTCAGTACATCTCACCCCAGTTTTTAGATTCCATACGTCAACAGCGCGATAACTCCATGAGCCACTCTGAGGGCGAATACATGTCTGTCGCCAGAGTACCAGTTGCTGTCCACGAGCAGTGGTTGAAAGAGGGTTTTGACATGATGGAAGAGCCTGCACACGCGATTGTTGCACGGCTTAAACAACAAAACCTTGATGCATTTATCACCAACAAGAAGCAGGTGTGACTATGAGTCTATACGCAAATATTCACAAAAAGCGCAAGAGAATAAAAGCAGGCAGTGGCGAGAAAATGCGGAAGGTAGGGAGCAAAGGCGCACCTACTGCCAAGGCATTTAAGCAAGCGAAGAAGACCGCAAAAAAGAGGAAGTAACCAATGAATCTAGGAAGTATCCGTACTCACTTTAAAGCACTGTTAAATCGCAGTGATATTACCGACACTCTTGCAGATACTTTCCTAGACCAAGGTATCGCAAGAATCCAACGTCAGCTACGCATTCCAAGCATGGAAAAGCAGACTACTTACAACGTGCTTAATGCCACTAACGAGATACTGCTGCCTAACGATTTCTTAGAAGTAATCTCACTGTCCTATGACGGACACCAGTTAGACAGAGTGCCACCCAAGCAAATCTTGGAACGTCAAAAAACTGGTGAGCAAGGTCAGCCACACTATTTCTGTCGTATGGGCGGTAGTTATCTTCTTAGTCCCTCCCCAACATCTGGCACTATCACACTGGACTACTATGCCCAGTTCCCTGCCATGACCCAAGACAGCGATGAAAACATACTGGCTCAAGTTGCTAGTGATTTAATTATCTACAGCGCACTCACCTATGCTGCCGACTTCTTTATTGATGATCGTCTACAGGTGTTTGAGGCTAAGTATCAGCAGTTCCTTAACGAAGTCCAACAGCAAGCTGACGATGCTGAACTGTCGGGGAATATGCAAAGCATTCAACCTGCTTATTTACTGTAGGAGCAACAATGGCTAACTCAAGTTTTTTCTCAAGTACTGGGCCTGCTGCCGAAGATGTCACCGCACTTGAAGGCTTTAAAAACTCAGCACAGGCATCTGCAGACTCAGCCAGTGCCAGCGCAACATCTGCAGCAACATCAGCTTCTGAGTCTGCAACGTCTGCAACTGCATCCGAAACTGCAAAGACAGCCTCTGAGACTGCCAGAGATGAAGCTGTATCCGCGAAGAACACAGCAGAGACTCACAAGAATACTGCTCTGACTCACGCCACAACTGCATCTAACCAAGCAACGATAGCAACTACCAAAGCCAATCAGATAACAGGGCTGACTGTTGCCACTGGCGTAGAAGGCTCTTCTGCAAACTACAACAGCAGTACAGGCGTTTTAACAGTCCCCAGAGGAGACATAGGTGCTACAGGAGCAACTGGGCCACAGGGTGCTACAGGAGCAACTGGTGCTACTGGTGCTACTGGCCCAGAAGGCCCACAAGGCGGTAGTGCGAACCTAGCATCTGACACGATGACAGGCGATGGCTCTACTACCACACTTACGCTATCAGTCAACCCAACAATTGAAGACAATACGCAAGTCTATATAGATGGTGTTTATCAGAATAAAACTACCTACAGCGTAAGCGGTACAACTCTAACTTTCTCTACAGCACCCCCCAATGGCTCTACTGTAGAAGTGATGATAATAACCCCTGCATCGGGGCTTACGTTACCAGTAACTACTGACACTGCTAATACAGCAAATACAGTCGTACAGAGAGATTCAAATGGTGATTTTAGCGCGAACACTATTACTGCAAATTTGATAGGCAATGTCACTGGTCTTGTCGGTGGGCGTAATGTCGCCACTGATGGCTCTAAGCTTGATGGTATTGAAACAGGTGCAGACGTTACGGATACAGCTAATGTAACCTCGGCAGGTGCATTGATGGATAGTGAATGTGCAAGCCTAGCTGACGTAAAAGCATTAGACCAGTCAGTAGTAAGCGGAGCATCACCTACATTTAGTACAGCTAACTTTACTGATGCATCAGACAAAAGATTTATGACTGATGCTCAAGAAAATAAACTTGACTCAATAGAACAGAATGCCGATCAGACCGACACCGCCAATGTCGTAGCTTCGCTAACATCTGGCACTAACATTAACATTGCTAACGATGGCACTGTGAGTACAAGTGCCACTGCAAATGACTCAGATACGAATTTAAAAAATCGCGCTAATCATACTGGAAACCAATCAATATCAACTGTAACAGGGCTTCAAACTGCGTTAGATGCAAAAGAACCTACAATTTCCAAAAACACAGCATTTAATAAGAATTTCGGTACGGCTTCAGGCACAGTGACCGAAGGCAACGACTCAAGACTAAGTGACTCTCGCACCTGTAATAATAACTTCGACAACGCGACTACCGCAAAGACCAATTTAAGCCTTGAAAATGTTGAAAATAAATCGAGCGCAACGATTCGTAGTGAGATTGTCGAGAGCGATATTCCCGCCAGTATTGCCCGTGACAGTGAGTTGACATCGGGGCTTTCGAGCAAAGTTGATACAGTTTCGGGCAAAGGGTTATCAACAAACGATTTCACTAACACACTCAAGTCAAAACTTGATTCCATAGAACAAAACGCAACCGCAGACCAGACCGCATCTGAAATT